AGATTTGTAGGTATCGTATACTCCTCTTAAAGCGTCATCGTAAGCAGTTGAAAATGCTTCACTAAGACCACCTTCACGATAGCTCGTTCCTAATCCACCAAAGTAATCGTCATTTGCAAATCCAAAAGCACTACTTAAACGCCCTAATGCAGCATCGAGCGCAGCTTGCCTTGCTTTTTCAGCTTCAGCAGCAGCAAGTTCTTCATCTGTCGGGCCAGTAATTTCATTACCACCACCGCCACCACCACTGCCACCGCCACCGTCAAATGGTGGTTCTTCTCCTGGAATTACAACACCGTCTGAACCACCCCCAGGCGTGTACTCTCCGTCAGGGTTAATAGTATTTATTGGCCCTACTGGGCCTGGTATAACAACACTATTATTGCCGTTGCCGCCTTGCGTGGAGTAGGTTACAGTTCCAGCACTCCCGTCGTTGCCAGAAACATTAACAAAACTGCTAGAGTCTGTGCCGCCACTATTTAAAAATTCGGCAAGACCTAACGTATTTGCAATATTTACTGGATTATCTGTTGGCTGGTAGAGGCTTCCATTTGCATTACGCGCCATCGCTGGTGCTTTACTTGCGTCTAACCCACCTAGTAATTCTCTAGTGCCGTCAGCGTTTACTCGTATCATTGGTGGGTTTCCAGCATCAAACGGCGCAGCTGGTCGTACTTTACCACCAATATTCATAACGCCAGTACCGCCTAAAGTTTTCGCAAGCTCTTGATTTGCGCTATTATCTACTAACTGACCACCAACATACTCTTTGCCGTCATCTGGGGTTACTAAGTTTACAAGTGTTTGTAGAATGTTGTTTTCTTTTGCCGCCGCAGCGTCTGCTTCTCTCTGGGCTTCGTAAGCTGCTGCTGCTTGTGCTGCTTCAGCTGCTTCCCTTTGCCTTTTTTTACGTCTTCTTCTTTGCGCGGAAGTTTCGTTTTTCCTACTTGAACTTGGCCCAACATTAGCGCCAGCACCACTTTGACTGCTTGGGGGGTAAGCTGGAATACCAGCAAAGCTAGGTATTTCTGCACCACCAGCACGTTTAAGCATTTGGCGTTCGGCTTCGTTTATATACGCCAGCATATGCGGTTCACCAGCAATTGTGGCATTTCGAGGGGCATTTCCACCCGACGTTATTTCTTTCCATGTATTATCCCACCAACCCATTATATTATCCTCTTATAATTGATGAGCTATTAGTTGGTGCAAACAGTTGCGCCATCTCATATCTGTTTTTATTTCGCGCCTCGAGTTGCGCTTGCGTTGCTAAACCTTCGGTAGCATTTGCAAAAATATTACTTATTGGATTGTATTCTGGCACTTGGGTATTAGCCATTATTTGATTTTGCGCTTGTGCGGCAATAAGTGAAGGATCTGCCAAACTTGCGTTTTGACCTAATAAATTACTTTTAATGGTCGCAAGATTTGAACGTGTAGTATCAGCAATAGATTGACCTTTTCTTGCAGCTTGTAACTCCGCATCATTAAATTTTTTAAGCAATTCGTTTTCTCGCTCAATGCGTTCACTACCTACTAATTGACCACTTCGAGCAAGCGCAATCCGCAAATCTTTCATTGCCTTTTCATACTGATCTTCAATTTGCGGTTGCGCGTATGACATATAATCAGCTGCACGGTCTGCGTAGAACTGGTCATTATAACCACTAAACGCTGCATCAATGTTGTCTTTCCCCTGCGTAATACGCCCCTGCCTAGCTTCTTCTTCTGCAAGCTGGCGTTGGTATTCTTCTTCCATTGCACTGCTGCCGCCGCCCAAACACATTTATATCACCTCACCCTTTCCGCGCCATCGAACATTTGTGTCCGATAATCGAACGTAACTAAAAACTTTAAAATCTTCGCCATTTTTGCCATATTTTTTGAGCGTACATTCTTCTTTCAAACCTAAAAATTTTAACCACCTATGCACTTCGTCATACCCATCAATACTGTAAGCTTCGACCCTATGAGCTCTAGCGTTGTTTAATGCTGGTATTATACCGCGAATTATTGCTTTTGTCAGGAAAAGGCCGATACTTTTAAATTTGTCAGTCGCAAACATCCCAAGTGTCCACACACCTGGGCGCACGGGAATATAACTTATTATTGCTATTGGGTTGTTAAGCTCTTTTTCTACACAAAATACAGTTTGAAAATTAGCTAAACTGTCTGCAATGTCAGCCGCTAAATTTTTTTTATCTCTCGTAAATCGCAATGCGTCAATTTCTTCATAATCTCTTTGCCTCATGTTTGAGGCTACATGAAAAACATCTTGTGGTTCGGCCTCTCTTAGTATCATCCGCTTTCCCCACTTGTATAATGAATGGCAATATTACCTAGTTTTGCTGCACCTGGCTTTGCACAAGTCAGTCTAGGTGCTATGTGAGTGCTGTAACCATTAATAGCCGCCCTACCCAATCCAAAAGTCGTTTTATTAACAGTCGCTACTTCCTCAAGAGCAGTAATGTCTTGCGGATCAGTAGCAACACTGACGGTCCAAACATTTTCGCAAGTCACATCAATACTATTGTAATCTTTAAAGGTTGCCGGACTGCCGCTATCCAAAAACGGCATTTGTACAACAACTTCAGAACTATCGTAAATATTACCGTCTTCACCACCTAATGAGTAAAGTTTATTGCCGCTTCTGCATAGTGTTTGTCTGCCGTCGTATGCCCACCGATCAACAACAAAACCTGGCTCATATATTGACCACGCAGATACCTTCGATGATGGAAAATAACTAAAAACATACATCGTTGATCCGATTGCCAGTATATACCGACCATCGCGCTGTTCGAGGGTTGCTTTTGACTTTTCAGCTAACGCCCTATTGTCTTGGATTGATTTAACAATAAGCTCGTCAATTGGATTCCCAATATCCCCGACGAAAGCAGCGTTTGAAGAGTCTCGAGAACGTAAACTTCTTAAACCAGATAAAGACAGGTAAAACACATCGTTTTCGCCAAACTCAACTACACTATCAGGTGCTATAGTTCCTGTGTTTTGAAGAACTTGTATTTGCTGATTTAATGACGGGCTTGGATCGACAAACCATATTTGTATTGCTTCTTGCGCTAGTACCGCCAAATTATCAAAGTAAGTAGCCATTGCCTTTAGATCTTCTGATCCACGCGAATGGTTAGCTAAGTTGATAAATCCAGCACTAAGAGAAGTGTCGTTCCACTCTGTTGGGTCATCGATTGCAGAAAAATGCAGCAAACTATCTGACAATGCATACATTTTTGTTTTTACTGGCATTACAAACTTGCCCGGGCTGTAAGCGTTTATTGTTGCTGCATCTGCGCCGCCATCTAAGAAATTTTGAGTTGTCGGATCAAAAGCTGTTGTTACATTGCCAGTTGTTGTAACAGCTACGGTTTTATTGTTGTGGGAAGATGTGCTTTCTTTTGCAATAATATTAACAAAGGCATTAACCGCTGTGGCCTCGTATTCTGGCGCAGAAGCAAAACTATTAATAGCAGCTGCAACTTGGGTTGCAGTGTAGCTGTGTGACGTTTCCCAAACGACTTGTGACCCTATTAAGTTTATGCCGTCAACAGTAATGGCTGTGACTGCATTATCAACGCCACCAGACATATGATTTATGTTACCAACCGTAAATGCACCAGTGACTTCCAGTGTTACTTGGAAGTTGTTAAAAGAAATACCAACAGAAGGTGCTGTTATTGTGACAACATCACTTGTTGCACTGGCTGTAAAATTACTCGATCCAGTAGTTATGGCAGCTGCAATATTAGATGCCGTTAAACTGTTTGACCCGTTATGATTTACTGCACTGTCAATAATGTCTACGTTATTTATGCGTAAAAAACGTATTTCATCGCCTGGATTTGACGTACCACCAGTTATTTGTATTGATGCAGTAGCAGCTGTACCGCCAACACTCCCAGCTGTTATTTGAAAAGTGTTTCTTGCCCTGCCGTCAAACCAATCTGTAATTCTAGTGCCGTCGTAGTAGTGAAAAATTCTACCATCAGCAAATTGCGCTGCGACATACAATTTACCGTTATAAAACTCTACTGAATGTACGTTTGTAAGCGCATCACCGCTAGGATGCTGTAGTTGCACATAACTTAAATTAGTCGGGGTATTAGCTGGAAACGTTACGGCTGACGGCGCAGCTGATCCAAACGTGTAGATCTGACCAGCACCAGCAGCCAAGCCAATTGTGTTCGAGGGTAAATCTACTAGCTCAACAAACGCTGGACGTTTTTCTATTTCACCGCCGCGAGTGATGTGTGCGTTTTTAAGCTCAATTAGCGTACCAGGTGGGGCTGTGACGTTCATACGTCTGCGGTCTAACCCACCTCTAAAATCCTCGACCAGAACGTAAGGCATTAGCTACCACCCGTGGTCGCAATCAAGGGTGGCCCTTTTGGTTTGTACATCCCTTCTGGTTCACCACCACCAATTACAAAAGTCTCTGTTTTACTCATACGCGCTTTTAGTCGAGCGTAATGTGCTTGTGCAGCTGCTAGTTTGTTTTGCGCGTCACCTTGTTTCTGCCGTGATAATATTTCAGCAGCAGAATAAAGAATTATAAGTTGATCGTCTAAATCAGCTGTGTCTGCTTCAGCAACAAATGGTGTGAGATTGCGAATACCGTATATTCTAATGCTATCCGTGCCAGTTGTGGCATTTGAATTGTTTGCTGGTATCGGCCAAAACTCTATTTGATTGTTTTCGTAAGTATCAAACCGCCTTATTGGTGAAGATCTTATACCTCGATCACTGTCATGCTGGTTGTATTCTTGCGCTCCAACACCGTAATGAAGCTTAGTCCAATAATCACCATGCTTTGTTTCTATACGCTCTATGCGCTCAAATACTAATCCATCAGGTACATCATAATATCGCTGACCAGCATTTATTGTTATGTCACGGGTAATACGCAAAAACGGCCAGCTATAGTCTTCCCATAGCCGCCGTTGTGTGCGCTGCAACATATT